AGACACACAGATCGGACTAAACTAAGAGAAAAAGTGTTGAAATTTGGGCGGAGTAGCCTCAAACTATCACCAGTGCCGGAATGCGGTCACGGGTGTCTTTTTCTCCTGTGTTTGTATCCGGTCTGCTAGGGGTCTACCAACCCCGTCCGGCACTGTCTTAACTATGCTCCTCTGTTTTCAAATGTTCAACTAGTTTTTTTCAACTGGCGGTAAATCCACCAGATAATTGAAATTTGACTAATCACTAACAACCAACCCATACCACTCATAATCAAGTAGTAGATTTCAGTCTCAAAAATTGTCATCGGATGAACCATTATTCCACCATCACACCATGTTTTTTGGCGTGTTCTTGCGCCAATTCTTGAGCTTCATCGTGATCAATTGAAACGACAGGATCCTCTTGATCGGAACTGATTGTGGCTGACTCAGCCTCAAACTCAAACACCCACTCTGCCGGGTCAGTCTGGGTGCGGCGATAGTGCTGAACACATTCCATTTTGTAATGAATCCAGAACTTCTTACCATCTTTTTGATGGCTAAAACTCATCGGTACAATTTCACCCATTTCTCTCTCCTAATCAATGACTGAGTGACCGCGACCTTCAAGGCATCGTCTCACTCGCTTTTTGTATGTCGATTCCTTGCGTGGAATCATCCCCAAGGTGGCTGTGGAAACATACCAGTTCATGGCTGTCTGCACTTGATCAATTGATGTGACCGTATGCTCATCAGCCAGTTCCTTACAATGTTGCACATCGTTGGTAATCTCAGCCGCCTTGTTCTCAGCGTAGGTTCCCGACCGACCACCTGTGTCGATGATCGGCTGATAGGAACAACCTGTCATAAGGAATACTGTCATCAGGAAACTACTTTTATTCATTGCTAGTTCCTCAACTATAGAGCCGCCCTTATGGACGGCTGGCTAACCATTCTTCGCGCTCATTATTGAAACGCTCGTTGGCTTCCGGCATGCCTTCAAAGTGGATGCCATCGAATTGTTGGCGATTGACCTTACCGTGGTCATGCTCAACTACACCTGCATAGATGTAGCCAATCCGCCAAATCTGCTTGTCAGACAGACCGTGGTTTGCGATCAGACCACCATTTTTCATGTGATCAAATGCGGCTTTAGCGATTTGTGCTGTTGTCATAAACATAATTCTCTCCCCGGAGGAGCGGCTTACGCCGCCACCTCGTTTACAACATCGTAGTCAGCGAATGCACAGTCGTCTGTCATCAAGCGAGACAACTTGCGGCGGTTGAGCGAATCACTCTTATGTACAGCCTCTGGATTAAGAACTGTGATTTCGCTATCTGAGATGCGGACAACACCAAGGTTGCCTGCTGAAATGCATGAGCCTGAAGGGCCAGTAGTGATGTTGAGGATGCGCTGACCCTCGTAATTGAACACCCAAAGGATCTTGCCAGACTCAGTGACGTAGAAATTTTCAGTGCCGTACTTCTCGTGACGCTTGGCGTTATCAGCCTGCACGTTTTCGTAGCACTCAAACATTGGGTAGCCAAGGATTTCAGAAGCCATAGTTACAGCAGTGTTGAAGTCTGAAGCGATTTTTAAGTTTTTCATGTCGTTTCTCCTGTTTGTTTCTTGATTCGACATGGATAGTATCGTTCATATCATTATAAGTGTCAACACTTCTGATGATTTATTTTCGCTTTTTGTTGATTATCTTTTCTTTTATGCGTTTCTTCTTCCGGAATATTCGCTTGATTCGTTGCGCATATTCAGCAGTGATCTCGGTAAATTCTTGGCATGACTCAATAAAATCGACCTTCGGTTGCCCGATTTTCCAAACCAAAGCGACCCTATAGTCACTTATATTTCCTGATAACCATCGATTACATTTGACACAAGACTTGTGCGCGTTCCATTGATGAAACCTAAGATGGGGTGCTGACCCGACTGATCGATAATGGGAACAATCCCAGTTTCCTCCATACGATCCTTCACCCGTCCACCGACCGCATGAGATACAGGGTACATTGCGATCTCTGAACCGAATATAAGCATTGAATGCTGTTTGAGCCTCTCGAATGTGATCAGAACGTGTCTTGTGACGCATCCTAAGCTCCCTGACAGCCTTTTTACGATCTTTCTGTGTCTTTGCGTCAGAAAACGATTTGAGGCACTCATAAGAGCAAAAGGAGCGTAATTGAGACTGAATCGTCTTTTCGCTATCGCACTTGGTTTTACAATGAGCGCATCGACGGGTTTTTGATTTCACACTTTGATTGCTCGATAATTAGCGTTCATTGATCGCCAAGCCTCAATTTTGGCCTCTGCCGCAACTCGCAAGAATCGCATTCGCTCATCCTCATCAATCGCTATCTTCAATGATTGCAGATGTTCCGCATATTTTGGATCGGCCAGAGCCTCTCGCTCTTGCGCTGAGACAGGTAAATCCATGTGCTGTTTCATCAATTTGGCTCGTAAGACCTTCCGATATTCATCCAGATATAAACGCTCCGCCCGCTTCTGGGCGGCTTCTTGGGCAGTATCGCGGAGCCAATCGACTGCCGCCTCGACTTCCTGCTCGTTAATCACGACCCTAGCTCCAAGAATTTTCCGAACTCAATATCAAGATAGTTGCAAATTGTTTCGACTTTCGACACTTTCATATCATTCATATTTCTCCATCGATGAACCTGTTGCGGCGACACAGATAAATCTTTCGCTAACTGACGGCTACTGACCTCGTTGAGTTCTTGCGCGATGCGTAAACTTTTTCCTACGTTGTATTTCATTTTGCTCTCCAGATGCTAGACTGTAATCTCATTTGACTCCCTATGATTGCCGCCAGAATGATTCCCTCTGGCGGCATTTTTTTTAGAACGGTATTTCCTTATCTAAATCCACTGGATTCCCCTGACTTGGCGGAGTCATGGGTGCTGGTGATTGCTGAGATTGCGCCGATCTTCTAGCCGCAAACTTGGCCTGATCCTCCCGGTGTTTCTTTTCCTCATCGAGAGTCATTGGTCTGGTCTTGATGCTTGAATAGTTGCCATTGTTCCAGACGCTGACTTTTTTACATTGACCATCGATCTCAAGGAAACCTGTAAAGTCGGGTTGTTGACCTGTCTTGCTAGTGTTTGGGAAAAACTTGCCCAGACCATCATCTGTCGGAAATTCACTCATTTCATATTCTCCAATCGTTGTGTTTCTTTCATAATTTCCTCGCAAGCCTTCTCAACTTCAGCCGCGAGCTTCTCAATGTATTCATCGTCTCGTCTGATACGAGTGACAAATATCGGCATCGTTTCGTGGTACGACACAAAATCCCACCACTCTCGATCTGTGATCCACATACATCCTTGAACTTGTGGAATGTGTGTAGTCGGCATCTCTTGCGACCGTAGGACAGCAACATGGTTTGCTGGCTTGAAGACTTTGATCTCTAGTCCACCATCATTGCTGATCAATCCATCTGGTGATGCTCCGCACTCCAGAGAGTCGTGCTTGCACAAACCAACCTCGGCAATAGTGCAATCGGTCATCAACTGATAAAGAGATCGAGCCTTTGCCTCAAGCTCTGTGCCTCTCTCCATCCACTCCGTAACCGTGATCTCTGGGCTTTCACCAGTAAGTTTTTGAGCAATCAACTCATTGATGTACGACTTGGCTTGAGTGCTTTTTGCACCTGTCGGATTGATCAATTTGCCAAAGTTAGAGGCAGTAGGACAGCCAAGACGCGCTTGATGCCATTCTGGACTCCGTTGCTCATGATCAACGATTCTCATGGTTTTTCGCCTCTTCTTCATAGATGTCAGGCTCATCTCCATGAGTACTGGCATCAACTACATCATCAGAAGGTGCGGGGGGCTTGCTGTTTTGCTGTGATTTTTTCGTCTGCAACATTTTTAACGCTTGATCGTAAACGGCTTGAGTCATTGACCCAACGCTGTCGACTTCGTAATGAGCTAGAAATGCCCGTAAATCAGCATTTGTATCTTTCAATAACTTATTGATCTCATCCTTTTGCTGGCTGGTCAAAGTAAAAAAATTACCCTGCTCCAGCATATCTGCGTCATCTCGCTCACCAGAGTTGATTTTGAAGATTGTTCGCATAGCAATTTTTTCAAGATACGACAGAGCGATTCCTGATGATTGCGCTCCGACGAACGGAAGAGTGATTGATCTGCGAATCGGAAAATTCCAAGTCGCCCCATCCTTATGAATAATCGTGAACTGATAGACGGCACGATAAAGTTTTTTATCTTCACTAAGACTGCTTTCTAACTCGTCAGGGATAATTAAAATCCCTGCATCGTTCATCAGTGGACGCATTTTCTCGTAGTATTTGTCAATTGACACATACTTATACTTAGAAAAATCGTTGGTTGAGTCATAGCCTAACGTGCCAATTTGCGTTTGCACTTGGAACAGTGCATTGGCGATTACTTTTGGGCATTCGCTTGATTTTTGAGTAGTCATGTTTATTTCTCCTGTTACATAACAAGAGTATTAAACATCATTTGAGTGGATAAAAAAAGCGTTTTATGATTATTTATGTCATTAATTCAAAATGTGGGGCATCGATGAATGGCCTTCGTCCTTCTCCCCGTCTGGTGTCGATGTAATCGTTCATAGCGGCTTCCATCGTACCCGTCCATCCTCGCAGATCAGAAATGTGCCATGCGGCTCCCCATCGGATGTCTACGCCTTCTTCAGTGGCGGCTTGTTGCATGGCTTCAGCAATGTTGTCGTAGACGTTAAGTTCCCATGATCCTCGACCGCCTATGTAGGCCATGAGATCGACTGCCAAGCCGTCTAGGTGTTTTGACTTCATCGTCTTGCTCGCGCCTTTTTCCACCAAGGCTTTTTGTTCTTCTTCTGTGCGTAGACCCTGAATGACCCCAAAATCTGTATCAGTAATTTGAATGGCTCTTGATACAATCTTGACCAGCCGTTCATCCACACCTTGTAGTCGATCTAACGACCGTTGACTGAGTTCAAACATCTTTTTTCTTCCTCGCAGAGCCAACGGACTCTGCCAAGCCTCCACCAAAATAGAATCCCGCAATCAGAAGCATGACGTAGTTGATTTGAAACTGCTCCATCACCTCAGAAACAGCAGATGGATCGCCCTTTCCGGTCAGTGTCATCACAAGAACTAAGATAAAACACGATACATAAGTGAGGCCAAACATTAAGGCAAGATACCGCTGGGCTACCTTGAATGGGGCATATGAGTTCATTAAGGCTACTTTGGCTTGTGTCTTCGCTTCAATCGACTCAGTTTCAGAAGTATGCATGTCGTCAATCAGATCCATGCCTTTCTTGATGACCGACTCACTACCCAGTATTTTTCCTAACGCACCTAGAATCATAATCACCTCAGTATTTTAGTGTTTTTCGCATTAACCCATTCGGGTATGCAATACGCCTGTACTTTACGTTTTGTCCAATAGTTGTATCGTGTACGACTCACCCGATCTGCAAAATAGTTGCACCGATTGATGGAGTAAAAATACGCCTTCTTGTCGGGAATGACCGTTCCGTCTGCTGTCATCACGATCAAGGCGAAAACGTAGATCATTTGTCACTTTTTTCTTGCTTCTTCGCTTGATAGGCTCCTGCGGCAAAAAATGAAGCCACAA